GGAAGCGGTGGCCGTGTTGTCGATGGAACCAGAAGGTGTGAGCTGCGAGGTAGGAACCGGGAGGTCCGTCTGCGCCGTGGACTGAATCCACTTGCCCAGGCCGCGGAGCTTGTAGGCTGCGCTGCCGGAACCTTCAACGCTGTCGTTGTCGCTGGAAATAGCGGCTTCGATGTCGCGCTTGAGTTCGGTGATGGCGCGGGCGGTGCCGCGGGCCATTTCCTTCTTCTTGCCAACGCCGGCAACGTCTTGGACGTTCTGCTGGAAGTCGGACACACGGATCGTGCGGCGGAACTTCTGGGCGCGGGCGCTGAGGAGGACGCGATTTTTGGTCGGGTCATCGTACTCGCTGACATCGGCGTTATCGACAATACCGTCGAAGGACGGGGCGTTGTACGAATCGGCTTGGTAGCTGTAGAGCCCGGGATTGTTCAGATCTGCGCCGACTTTGGCAACAGAGCTGGAGATAGGGGTGTTTTTCGCGTCGACAACACTGATGATGTCAAGCAAGTCCTCGCGGTTGCCCGTCGAGGGGAATAAGGCGCCAACTGTGGAAGGCATGATATTAGGTCTTTCTTGGTTTTAAGTTTTTAGCTGAACAGCGCCTCCGACATATACGCCTCGAGATCGTTGATCCCGCCGGCGCCGGAGAGCACTCGGTTGCGCACGTCTTTGCTGACCGTGCCCTTGGTGGATGTTTTCGGCGACGAAACTGGTTTCACAGGTGTCGGCGTTTTCTTTGCGGACGAGACTTTCTCTTGGGCCTTGGTCTTGGCGGCCTGGGCTTTCTGCGCGGCCATGAGCTGCTGCTCGCCGTACAATGCCAAACCGACCCAGTATTCAACCTGCGGCAACTTCAAGAGTTCCGGGGCTTGCTTTACTGTGGCCTCGAACGCCTTTTGCATCGGCGTTCCCTTCTTCAGGATGTCAGGGAAGAGATTCTGCGTGGCCTCGAGCGAGGGCTGCCGTTGGGCGAGCCACTGCTGGCGCTGGGGCGCATGGATTGTCAGAACGTCGTCGGCTTTGATCAAATAGTCTTTGATCTGGTCGGCGTCCAAGTAGACCTCGCTGCCGTCCGGCTTTTTGACCGTGGCGCCGTCAGTATTACGCAGAGCCCATCGGCGGACTTCCTGCGCACTTTTGATCTTGGCGTCGAGGGCTTCCGGGGTGTCCACGTCTGCCAGCGGGTTGTCGGCGCTGGCTTGCAGCACCGGCCTCGCGGCCTCGTTGACTTGGGACTCCAGCTCGGTGAGGCGCTTTTGGGCTTCCTCGTATTGAGCTTTGATCGTGGCGGCTTCTTCGCTGGCGGCTTTCTTCTGGGCCGTGAGCTTGTCGATGCGTTTCTGCACCTTGTCCGGCGAGGGCTTTTCGTCCTCCTCGCTGGCTTCGCCGTCTTCGTCCTCGGACTCTTCGTCGTCTGACTTCTCTTCGACATCTTCGCCGGCGTCCTCGGATTTCTCCTCGGTCTCCGGCTCTGTCGTCTCGTCTTGTGAAAGAACGTCGTTCTCGGACTCCTCCTTTTCGGGCTCTTCGGCTACCGGCGCCGGGGCGCCACGCAGCTCATCAAGAGCCATTAAAATGATATCGTCCGAACCTGCGGCATCAGCCGCTGCTTTCCCATCTGCCATGGAATTACCTCCAAGAAGTGCCAGGGTGAACGTCACCAAGACCGGCCGATCACAAACCACAGCCTCGACACAGCGAGGCACTCCTAATCGACAACCTGATTATGCGCCGTAGCTGTACATATGTACAGCATTATTTTTAGAACGACACATTGCATGTGTCTGGGAGCAAAGGTTCTTGCGGGGTGTGACAGCGGCTAGCTCACGCCGGCGCTAGTGATAGTATCGTTTAACTGTCACTTTTTGACAGTTCGTGTGTAGTTCGTAAGACGCTAGAGCCCTTAATGTCGCTTCGGTGATGCGCGCCTCTGCAAAGCGCCCACCTTTGCGCATCATTGTTGATGCCTTACGACAACCTGGATGCTTCGGCGCGCCTGGTCTCTAGGTCGTCCCACAACTCCTGCAGCGCATTCAATTGTCCCGCGGCATGGGCGAGCAGTCCGGGGTCTTTTGCGGTGGCCATGTTTGAGACCAGCAGCGCGGCGTCGGCGATGCGGTCCTGCAGGCCGATCATCACGGTGATAAAGGCCGGCGGCGCCTGCTCGCGGCTGAATGACAGCGCAGCGGACGTGTCTAAGTTTTCGGGTTTTGTGTACATGTCGAGCGGGACATGTTTACGGCGTGTACCAATGGTTAGGTGCATAGTATTTGGTCAGTAGTTAAAGTGTGGCTTGAACTATCGCGCATTTTTTAGCCAGTAGAGCAACTTGTCGGCGCTGATGACATGCGGCGCACACTCCATGCAGCACGGCCCGAGCTGCGGATCGCGGAGGAACTTATTGCCAAGGGGCTTGGCACAGACCTGGCAGACTGGGTGGCCGCCGGGTGCGCACTTCCAGTCCTCCGGTGGCGGCGGCTGGCGGCGGTCAAGGGTTGTCATTAGTAGGCGCCTCCTCCGCGGGACTTCATGGTGCCCTCGTCGAGATACATCGCATCGGAGAGGCAGATGTAGCGGCAGAGGTCTACAAAGTCCTTAACCGCGCCGAGTTTTTTGTCCGCTCCGGTATAGGTCTGCAGGGCGTAGATCGTGTTCTTGCAGTTCTCCGAGATGTAGAGCCGCGGCTGGTTGCGGGCGTCCACCGGCTTCTCTGGGTTGTATGACAAGGCGTCATTGATCATGCCCACGCCCTCGTCGATAGAATCGCCGGGGGTTGCGGTGAAGAACATGTCAAGGTTGGCCATCTCGTCGATCAAGGTTGTCGGTGCCTCTTTACCAAGGGTCTTGGAATTGCCGTAACGACTGTCCATCCAGCGCTCGTAGATTTCCTCGCCGTTTTCGACGCGCAGGATTTCTTCTTTGTAGCGCTCTAGGCCGAAACCGAAGTCTTGCTGCGCAGGACCGGGGCGGCCGTCGAGCTTCTTGCCGTCCGGCAGTGCCCACTCGCCGGCGTAGCCAACGCCCTCTATGTAATCTGTCTGATTTGGCCACTCCCTGTATATTATGATGCGGCCGGCGGGGTCGAAGACGGTCCAGAGCATCGACCAATTCTTGCCGCTCGCCGGATCGACCCAATGATAGCGGGTGCCGTTCGGTATTTCAGAATGGCGAATGACGTGGACCTTCGGATTGAACAGCGGGAAGCGGCCGGCGATGGCTTTTGTCGGGACTCCGTAGGCGCGGGTGAGGATTTTCTCGCGGGTCTCGCTCTGCAGTTCCTTGCGCATGCGCGTCCAGCCTGCCCAGGGATTGAGCTTGGTGTGGAAATAGATGATCGGCCGGCCCTTCGGGTTGATCTGCTCGACCGGCACTTGCTCATATCCGATGACCTTGCCCTCGGCGTCCTTACGCGTGAGCAGCTCGGCGTCCACTTCCTGCACGTTCTTGGCGCCGTTGAGGTAGTCGGCAACGGTCGGCGACCAGCCTTGGACCGGTGTGAATGTCACAGCGAGCTTGCCGTTGCGGTCTACGAGTCGGAACCGGAGGGTTTCTAGGACATCAAGCGGGACCAGCTCGTCGCACCAACAGGCATCGATCTCGCCGCCTTCAATTGTGCTCGGATCTTGGGCGTAATTGCGGAAAATGCAGACCGCCTGGTTGGGTGCAACGAACTTTGCCTCGGTGAATCCGCCTTTGACGCTGTAGGTGATGTTTGTGACCTGTCCCTTGCGCGCGTTCCTCCACTCCGGCGGCATGTATTTCCAGATGCGAGGCTGCTGCAGCTCAATTGAGTTTGGAGCAGTCGTTTGAAAGCACCAGACGACCGCCCCGGGCTTGGAATACATCGTCTTGATGACCTCCTTCGCTGCCCACTCGGTCTTTCCGCTCCGGTTTCCGCCCATGACGAGCAGCTCGCGGTGTTTTTCGAGCAGTTCGGACGCGCGGCGCCAGACCGGCGGGATGTAACCATAGCGAAACGGATCGCTGGCCTCGCGGGCGATCAGTTCTTCGCGCTTTTTTAGATACGCCCAGCCTTCCTCCGGCCCGAGCTGCGAGAGGATGTCATAATCCACCTGCATGACCGGATGCGGGGTCGGCGTGAAGCGTGACTTATGCGAGTTCTCTTCCATTCCACTGCGCCGTCTCCGCGGCGCTCCTCCCTAAGTTGTAAAAGGGCGCCGACAGGTCAGCGCACGGTCTCCCCAGACCGTTTTGTTAAGCCTTGCCGGCGCCCTTAGATTCCTGACCAACGATGTCCATCGTCGGGTTTTCCAAAACCGTCACTTGATCCGAGCGGAAGTGCCGGATCTTGCCGCCGTCCTCGAGGACAACGGCGAAAATGTCATTCGATAGCGGGCCACCGGACTCAACGTAGAGCAGCGAGCCGTAGCCGACCGGGGTGTTTACCGGCACGATGCGTTGGAATTCGTGGATCATGGCGAAGTCGTGAAATTCGCAGGCGTTAGCGGATCGCCTGTGGCGCGTATAACGGGATGCGTCACTCCATAGGGCGGGTAATATGGAGAAAGCCCAAAGTCTTTTGGCAGCGGCGGCTGTGTGCAGGCTGGGTGGTAAGCCCCTTGGGCCCCATAAACAGCCATGCCAATCACGGGTCGTCCGCAATATGGGCATCTTGGATCTGTCGCTGTGCTGGTTGCGCTCGTTGTCATTTTTGCATTGCCTCTTTAATCAGCTCTTCATCAGCGCGGAATCGGGCAATCCATTCGTCGCGTTCTGCCCGCGCCTCGCCGCGCTCCCGCTCCAGCCGCGCCATTTCATCGAAGATGTTGATCTTGCCCTGCTGCCACCGCTCGATGGCTTCGCAGGTTTCGGGCGTATCACTCTCGTAGGGTTTTGGTGTATCGCTCATATCAAAAAAGAAGACAGGGCCACCGGCATTTCAGTGCCCAGACGCACATTGGAGCCGGTGATGGTTAGCGTTCCCTGCCAGAGGGCTTCCTACACCGGCACATGCGTCCGGTTCAGAAGCCATTTTTTTTTGCCGGGAACGGTCCTGCAGAACCTTTTCAGCGTGGGGCTTTCGGGAGTCTAGGATGCTCATGCACCGCCCATCCCGCCGGCCGCCTGTTCCGACAAAGCGGAGGAAGGCTGCACCGGCCGTATCGTCACGCTGCCCGGTCAAAGTGAGGCGGGGCTGGGCGATACCACATTGGGCTGAACCTAGCCGCACAGATGTAATGTCTGCCGCTTTCAGCACCCCGCCAAAAGAATGTGACGGCGCCCCAGTCGTCTTGCGCGCTGGAGCTGGGCATTCCCGGTATGTCCGCGCGGCCACACCACATGAACCGCGGCAAGAACCCGCTTGAGCCGTCAGATTGAAAGTCATTTGCGCACCTTTTTGGCAGCAATCTCAGCGCAAAGCGCTTTGGCCTTCGCGCTAGCCGCCTCAGTGACAAGCAGTTTGCGCTCGGCTTTCAGCGCGGCGATTTTCTTGTCGATGGCTTCGATAGCCGGAGATGTGAGTCGGAATTGTGTCATAAGGTCAGGGGCGAACGGTAAGATTCCACAAGCCGGTCTGCGCGATTGCGTAGCCAAGCCATATAAGTCCGTTCCAAAAGTTGTGCTGCAGGCAGAATTGATCGACCGCCACGGCGAAGTAGATGAGGCCAACGAGGCCGATGAGGATTGCGGATGTCATTTCTTGGGTTTCTTTTTCTTGGCGAAGATCGCTGCGTAGTTTTTGCGGTATTTCTCGCCGTTGACCTTGCGCGGGGCGTCGCCCTTGCCTGCGCTCATTTCTTTACGTCCTTCCAGAATTCCTCGCGGTAGTAGGATTCCATTTCTTCCATGTGGGCTATGGCGCCGGGTTCGGCGACGATGCGCTCCAGATCCCAACTCATGGGCATGTGCTTGAGTCGGTTTCTTGCCTCACGGCGGACCTCCAAGGGCACCCGCCTGATCTTACCGGGCACGCACAGCTCGGACAGGAAGTGTCGGGCTTGCGCGATGGCGCGGGCTTGTTCAAGCGGGGTGCTCATTCTGATTCGTCCTCTTTGCCGCATTTGATTGCCCAGGCGAACATTCCGCCATATGCGGCGAGGGCGCCCAATATCACGCCGGCGGCGAGGCCGATGAGGATGAGGCCGGCGGCGGTCATTCGTGGACGCGCCTCCATTTGTCTTTCCACATCGACCTCGCCATCGTGGCGGACTTCTCAGCGACTGCGTCTTCGCTCATGTCTGGGCAGACATGGTGCAGCAACTCATGCAGAACCGTGTCTAACTCGTCCGCGCCGCTTTGGCGGGGGTCGATGTAGACTTTGCCGTCGCCCAGGGTCATCCCGTCCGCTTTTTCGCGGCCGAGTTTCTTACGGACGATGGAAATGGTTCTGCGCGGGGGCATGCTAGGCAGCTTTCTTGAGTCGCAGATTTGCGTAGTGCAGGAACAGGCGCGCCTTGAACACTTCCCAGAACGGCTCGGCGCTGAAGATCCAAGAGACCTCAAAGTCATCTGGGCTCTCCTTGCCGATGCGGACGATGCCGCGGCGCTGGACCTTCATGTCCGGCCGGTTTTCGTTCCATAGCTGCTCGTAGCCGGCGAGTTGGATCTTGTGGGCGCCGACGATGGCTTTGCTCGTCTTCCAGTCGAGGAGGACAACCTTGCCGTCACGGTCGCGCGAGGGTGCGTCGATGGTTCCGCCGAAGAGGTATTCCTCGGAGACCAGCTGCACCTCGGGCTCGATGACCGTGAAACCTTCTTCGTCCCACCAGCGGCGGAAGTTGTTGTAGGCGATGGTCGCCTTCTCAATGTCCGCCGCGGAGAACTCGGATAGGTCAGGCTCATGGTTGTGCAAGAAGCATTCGATCATGAAATGGGCGACCGTTCCGATGTCGGCCGCTTTGTCGCGGACCTTCCGGTAGTCTTGGCCCTCCATGCCGAGCTTCCATGCCCAGTGGATCAAACCCGAGCTGTCCTCGCCGATCTTGGCGATGGTGCTGGCGCCCGGAACATCGGTGCCGTCTTTCAACGGATACTTCTGGTGCGCCCGGGTCTTCTCAAGGCGGACGATCTTTTGTCCGGCGGCGTTGAAGCGGTCAGGCTCGGCGGGTTTGACCGCCTTAGCCTTGCGCGTGGGTGCCTTGCGTTTGTGTGGTGTAGGCATACGATCGAATGTTGCTACCAGTCGATGTCGTCGGTGCCGGTGCGCTTGGACTCCGGGCTGGCCTCAACAACGTCAAAGCCGTAGCTGACAGCGCTGCCGCCATCGCCCCAGGTAACGAGGTCAAGCACCTGCACAGCTTTCGGCTGCAGCGTAATGCCGGCGCCGAGGCTGGCTGTGTACCAGGCATAGGGAACGACAGCGACCTTGATCTTGGAGCCGCCGCCGATGTTGGCCTCAAGGGGCTTGCCGTCAGCGCCGAAGATTTTCGGTTGGCGGGAGTACTCCTCGCCGGCCTTGGTCTTGCCGATGGCTTTGACCTTGAGCTTGAGCTGAACGAGACCGTCATTTTCTTCCCAAGGCGCGGTGTGCAGCTTGAGTTTGTCCTTCTTCAGTTCGCGCTTTTTATCAGCAACGAACTCAGCGAGGATCGCCTCGACATCATCGATGAACGGCTTGGCGTCCTCCGCGGACAGCTCGAGGTTGACTTTATAGACCCCAATGTCGTCGAACTTGGTGTCGGCGCGGTTGAGGCTGGGATAGCGAGCGATGCCCGCGGGTGTGGTCAGTGTGGTATTTGGCATGGTTTTATTTGGTTGGTTGTTGGTTTTGTGTTGGTACTAAGAAATCAGAGCGGCGAAGAATCGTGAGGAAGTCGGACGCCCGCAGGGTGACAAGCCAGTCCTCGCCGGTGCGCTTATGTGCAACGACCGGGAAGAGCTTGTCCTTGGCATCGCGGATTGCTTGGGCGATCCAGTCTTTGACCTTGGTGACTTGGCAGAACTTCACTTCCCAGTGGATGTCCGGCAGGCAGGGGCATACGACATCGGGGGAGTCGCCGAGGCCGCTGAATTGCTGCCCGCGGCGGATACCGGAGTCGCCGAATGCTTCGCGCAGCTCGTCACGCCACATGCGCTCTCCTCGGGCGCCTTTGGCTCGGCTATTCATTTGTAGAACATCTCCTGTGCTTGCTGTGACGGCGCGTAGACAAAGTCATCGCTGTCGGTGGCGCGGTTAAGCTCCATCGAATCAAAGCGGGTGAGCGTTGGGCGCCAGAGCAGCGGCACCGTGCCGGTCTCGCCGCTGCGGTTCTTGGCGATGATCAGCTCGCACTCTTGGTTGGACGCTTGGTCGGCTTCGGTGTCGTAGTAAGCCTCGCGATAAAGCAACGAGATGATGTCGGCGTCCATCTCGATGGCGCCGGACTCGCGGAGGTGCGACATGCGAGGACGACTGTCGGCGCCCTTCTCGGTCTCTCGGTTTAACTGCGCCGCGGCGATGACCGGGACGCCCAATTCCATCGCCATGGTCTTGAGGCCGCGGCTGACTGTGGCGACCTCGCGCTCGCGTTGCTCGAGCCCGCGGGAGCCGGCGGTGACGAGTTGCAGGTAGTCAACGAAGATGCACTTGACCGACCAGCGGCGCATGGCGATGCGCGCTTTGGACCGGATGTCGTAGATGCTCTGGCCGGTGGCGTCGTCAATGTAGAGCTGGGTGTCGGAAACGTCTTGGTACGCGCCGAAGAGCGCGCTGCGTTCGTGCTGAGAGATCAAACCGGAGCGGACCTTCTTGTAGTCCACCTTGGAGTGGCCGATGACCACTCGGTTGATGAGGGCGCTCTTCATCATCTCCAGCGAAAAGACGAGCGCTGCATCACCGCGCTTGGCCATCTTGTGGGCGATGTTGAGAAGCAGCGCCGATTTGCCCATGCTCGGACGGCCGGCGATGATCATGAGTTGCCCTGGGCGCAGACCGCCGAGCTTGTAGTCCAGCTTCTCGTAGCCGGTGCTCAATCCCTGCGGTTTTCCGCGGGACATGATAAGTTTCTCCATCTCGACCATTGCCTCATGCACCACCGCGGACGCCGGAACCAGCGTGTCGGTCGGGCGGTCCATGCCGATCTCAAGGACTTTCTCGCCGGCCTGCGCGACGACATCCTGCACGTTGGCTTGCAGGTCTTCCGCGGCGTCTTGCATGCGCGCGGCCTCGGAGATAATGCGGCGGCGGAAGGAAAGGTCGGTGAGGATCTCAAGTTGATACTTGAGCGCTTCGCCGCCAAAGCCAGCCTCGCCGCACATGGCGGTCAGCTCTCCGGCGCCGCCGACAAACTTGAGCTTGCCGCGCTTGTCCAGCTCGGCGGTGACGCTGATGAGATTTGTGGCGGTGCCGGTTGTGCGGACGGCGTCAAGAATTTCGATGTGCGCTGGCGTGAAGAAAAGCGCGGCGTCAATCCGGTGCTCGTCCAAGGACGCCGGGTGGTTCATCAGCGTGCCGAGCACAAAGCGCTCCGCGGCGGCGCTATTGGGAACGATTTGCTTTTTCACGCGAATGGTCCTTCGTCGTCGTCGTGGTTAGCCACCAGTGCGATCACTAGCGTGGTCGCCAGAAAAACCAGCACTGCCATCAGCAGCTGCGCGGTGCTCATCGCGCCTCCTCCTTAGTTCTGCGCGGCGCTTCAACCAGCGGTCGCATGCGGCGGCCACTAGCGGGATGGATTCTTCGGTGAAAGGATCGAGCCATAGGTGTGGTGTTTGTTCGGGCTTTGGGAGGTCAGGATTTTCCATGGCACTGGGTAAGGCTGGTGGTGTGCCGTGGTGTGTGTCCAATAGTGTCCCAGAGTGTCCACATCGGATCAAGGATTTTCTTGCTGTTTTTCATAATTTTTTGGGACCGCGCCGACTACAAGATCGGGGGTCATTTCGACGCCCTCCGCTTGTGGCCGAAAAGCCATGAGTTGCGGCGGCTGGTCGCATCGCTGGTTATTCCGCGGGATGCGAGGAAGCGGTCGCAGGCCGCGTGAATGAGCAGGTGGTTCATGCCGCGCGGGTAGCCTGGGACGCTTTGCTCGAGGCGGATTGGCCGGCCGTTTTTAGCGTGCATCGCGGTCCTCCTTCTCGGCGACCAGCATGCGGACCAAGCCCTGCAGGGCTATGATCGTGGCGACCGCCTCGTCGGCGATCTCCGTGACGTAGTCCATGTTGACGTTAAGTTTCTTCGCCTTAGCCGGAGCCTTGGCGACCTTCTTGGTGGGCTTTGGTTTTTTCATTGGTGGGAAATATAGAGTGAGGGGTGGGACATTTGCTGTCCTAGGGGTGTTAATAGCAAATTGATAGCGTACTCGGG